GGCTTCTGGCCAAGACATCAGTGTTGGCATGGGGTTCCGAAGTGTGCGCAAATTGGCAGAAGACCTACTCGACTTCGCCGAAGAGCAAACAGGTATGTCCGATGGGGCACGCGAAGTTTTGGACGCTGTTGTCGAGAGCCTCATGGACCCCAAAGGCCCACGTATCAGTCTCGGAAATCTTGATCGAGTCATAGGGGCAGTTGCATCTCAACTTCGAGAAGATGACCCCGTTACGAATGCTCTCGAAATCCTGCGTGACATCAAGCAGAAGGCAAAGAACGGCAAATACAACCCGACTCGTTTCCGGCCTAACGCGCAGCAAATCAACGACGTTGGCGGGATGCGTTCTCGTGTCTCTGTGCCAGACGGCGGCCTCACCATCCGTCTGAACGACGATGAGCGTGGAGATTTGCGCCGCGCCTTGGAAAAGGCAGGCGACGCTGTCACTGACATCCAGCCATTTGCCGAACTTGACTCTTGGCTGGCCGGCTCTTCGGACAAACTTTCCAAAGATCAGGCGGATCGCATTATGGATGCGTTCGGAGAACTCGCGAAGAACGCTGATGATTCTGGGCCGATCGGAATGCTCGCGAACGCCAAGCGGGTAATGGACTTCGCTGCACTTGATCCAAAAGGAACTTACGAATCACCCCGCCTGAAGAAGGGTGGCGGTTTCGCCAACTCTGTTGCTATGCCTTCTGGGAAAACGAAGCGTAATCTCAATGATCTGCTTGGTTGGGGCCAGACGGATGCGAGCCCTGAAGTTCGTGAACGATTTGTTGGCTTGAAACCCGAGCAAGTTTCGCCCAAGGGCTGGTCGATGTTGGAGAACGCCCGTGGGGGCATGCGCTCTGAACGAGGTGACGAGTCTGGTGGGGCACCTCAGCCAATTGGCGTTGACACCGGGAAAGAGAAGCAGCGCGGTCGACCGATGGGCACTGTGCAGGAAGAAACCCGCTTCAAGGGCAAGAAATGGTCTGAAGTCAAGCCTGAGAACTGGGAAATGATGTCGCTAGATGAGAAGTTCGACGAGTTGTACACGAACCTCCACCCATCAAAGAGTGGTTTGCGTGAAGTTGACCATCGTCGTCTTGTGAACGAAGTTCTAAAGGCGGAGGAAAGAGCGGAACGTGACCGTTCTCGTCGCGAAAGGCGGGAACGTCTTCGCAACGAGACTGCAGCCGCTCCGTCACCGGCTCCGCAAACTTCCCGGAGTCGTGACGCCGGAGAGACTGAATCTCCGGACGAGCCAGCAAAATCGTGGACTCGCGAGCAGTCCGAGGCAGCGCGAAAGAAGGACCTCGACAAAATTGATCGCCGCATTGGTCGTGCACTCAACAATGCGAACGATGCGGCAGACATCGGCGACGCATCTGACGACCACCGCGATTTCTGGGGTCAGATGGCAGACGTTGCGCAGGATTCTGACAATTTGACCATGTCTCAGATCGAGTCAATGTCTGAGATGCTCGAAGGATTCATTGACGATATGAGTGGCGAAGAACTCACTGCCGAAGAGTCCGCCAGTGTCAGAACCGCAAAAGCGTTGCTGTCAACGCTCGAAGATATCGCTGGTTCCTACAGAAACGACCCGTTCATCGAGCAGGGTGATACCACGGCGGCAGTGCGTGCTGGTGGGGCTGGCGAAGATGATGTTGCGACCGCAGGCGTAAACGCAGCCCGCTTCCTTGCTGACGGAGGCATGCAGCAATTCCGTAATTACAACCCGTCCCCATCAGTGGTCCAATACGCCGATGCGTCGCGAGGAATGCGATCGGAGAGGGCTGGCCGCACACAGATGACCGACGAAGCGACCTTCTTTAAGCGGGTGCAGGACTCACTGTCTCGGGAGATTCGTGAAGCACGTTCAGCCGGTGACGACAAAACCGTGAGAGGGCTTGAACTTCTGGAAAAAATCTTGAGACGTCAAGAATCCGGAAAACTTGGAGACCGGCGCACGAATGTTGGCACATTGACTGTCACAGCCGACGAAGCCGATCAAATTCTTGACGCTTTGATGTTCTCCCTTGATCGCCAAATGGCTACTGGCGGTTCACGTGTCGACTTGTTCTCCGAAATGATCGAACGCCTATCAGAAGCGGCTTATTCGACATTTATTTCAAAAGAAACAGAAGAAATTACGAGTCGTACCCAGAGCCGGACGAACTCACAAGGACGTCAAGTTCAGATTCCAAACTCCTGAATTTATGACTACTCCCCGTAAGCAGCCCAGTATAAGGTACAATTTGACAAACGGTCCTCGGAAAAAACAGCCGAAATACCTCTGCATGGTGACTGGCCAGAAGGCTATGATGCCCTGTAGTGGATGCACTATCCCTAAAGGGTGCGTGTTAAAAGATATGCGGTACAAGGAGCCAAGCACGATGGATTACGACGAGAAAGCAGTGGTCAAGATCGACGCCGACGGTTCGGTGTTGAAATGCGCCAAGGGAATGGATGGCGGCGACTGCGGCTATAAGGCTGGTGCCAAGATGTGCGGCAAGTGTGGCGCAATGGCTGTCGCCATGAAAATGGTCCCTCTTGATGACGACGAAGTCAAAGAGATGGACGAAGACGACGAGTTGATCGAAAAGGCGCTCGCTGCTGTCGGCGATCCCGACATGGACGAGGACGAGGACGAGGACGAGGACGAGGACGAGGACGCAGAGGCTCCTGCGCCCACGGACGACGAGGCGGAGGCCGATGCCGACCCAGAAATGGGCGACGAAGAGGAAGACGAAGACGAGGAAATGCCCAAGGGCAATATGCGTAAGCGTCCCCTCAAGTACAAGGACGACGAAGATGGCGAAAAGGCCATGGACGACGCCGAAATGGAAGATGACGAAGACGACGAAGAGGACGAAGAAGAGTCCCCCGTCGAAAAGGGTGGCTGGATGGGCGATGCCCGCAAGCGCCGCCTCCAGACCATGGGCAAGAAGAGCGCCGAGGTCGGCGTCAAAGCGTTCATGTGCGCCATCGACCGCAAGGTGTACCCCGGTTCGTCCTCAATGTGTGACGACTGCCCGGGTGGCTGCATGTCCGAAAAGGGCATGCCCGGACTCATTGAGATCGAAGGCAAGGCTGAGGCCGAGTTCGACGGCACCGTCATCGACTCCGGCTACTCGCAGAACAGCGATGTTTACGTTGTTGACCTCGAAGTGAAGTCTGGCGCTATCGAAGTCTTCCTTGAGGGAAGCACCGGAGAAGTTCTCGGGTTCCACAAACTCGACGACTCCGTGTTCGAGCAGAAGTCGCTTTACGACGAAGCCGAACTCATTGACTTCAACGAAGCCTGCGATATTGCGGTCAAGTCCATCGAAGGTCTTGATGGCGCGGTCATGGCTGTTGAGCCGGACACCTTCGAAGGCTTTGACTGCTACGCGGTTGAGATCGACGGTGTCGACGGCAAGTCCTACGACGTGTTCGTCGCTCTTGACGGCGAGGTGCTCGGTTTTGACCAGTACGAGGCTGACGAGGCCGAGGAGATTGAGGCTGAGGCCGCCGAGATTGCCCTGAAGCGGGCTTTCAACGAGGATCAGCGTCAGGAAATGGCGAAGGAGGGTCTTGCACTTCCGGACGGCTCGTTCCCGATTTCAACGGTCGACGATCTCCGCAACGCGATCATGGCTCACGGCAGGGCCACCGACAAAGAGCGTGCTAAGAAGCACATCATGAAGCGCGCTCGGGCTATGGGTCGGATGGACATGATTCCTGCTTCGTGGGCAACCGGCAAGAAGGATGCTGCGACTTTCGAGGATGCAGACTTCATGGCTTCGCTGCTTGAGTTCGAACTGCTGACTTCCGAGGACGACAGCGACGACGGTCTGTCCTGAGGCCGGGAAAGAGTGGCCCCCTATGGCCCACACCCGAGCCACAAGACACATACTCTCAGATCGAGTTCTTCAGCCTCGCCGTAACTACGAAGAGATCGGCTCGATCTTTCGTCTTAACACGGCTCTAATCTCCAGCAAAACTGAACTCGACGCCAACTTTTCGGCCAAGGCCCTCAACGAGGCTCAAACGGGTGGCGGAAAAGAGTCCGAAAAACGGACCAGTGGAGGCGTTGCTGAACGCATCCCCGAACTTCGATATGCGCCCAATGCTAAGAAGAAGCCGGGTCAGGTTCTCAAACTCCATGTCAGCGCCAAAGACACCTTAAAGTCGTCGGACAAGCCAAACTTCGGTTGGGTCGACCCGCCAACGCCAACTACACCAAGCCAACAAAAACGCTTGATGGATGAAGCGATGGCTTGGAAAAAGCGTCGACCAAAAGTCCGTATCCGGACCTACGACATTGACCCCCGTACAGGTGGACGTCTCGAAGGTTCTGAGCAGGAAGTCTCGGTCAAAGGTTTGGGGCGCTCGCTGGGCAGAATGGTGCCCGGAGGCAACTTGGCGTCACGTGCCGCTAGCGCCATCGGGGTCATCACCGACGAAAACGGTAAATTCAGGTGCCCTCCCGGCACGCCAGCAGCCAACCAGTTCACCGACGAGTTCGGCACAAACTGTTTCGTTCCTCCAGTTAGTTCTTTGCGTGCACTCGGCCGGATGAGGGGATGGTTTAACAACTATGCCGCTGCCGGGCGTCTTGCTCAGCAAATGGATCGTGACCCTGAAGATGATCCAGAGTTCCAAGCGAACAGGCGAGCGATGGCTGCGGCTAGCGAAATGCTCGCACCACGTCACGTTTTCGATCAACGCAAAAAAGACACCGAAGATGCAATCAAGTCGTTGCAGGCGATGGTCGGTGCAACGACTGACACGGACAACAACGCGCACCTTTGGGACACGCTGTCAAAACTTAAAGAAACCGACCGCTGGGATGTCGATTTCTCGGAGTTGTTTACCGGCATCACCGGTGGTGAATCCCTGTGGGATGACAGCAAGTCGCTGCAAGAAAATCTTGACAACATGCGTCAGGTCATTCAATCGCAGTACCGCGAGTGGACTGGTGGCGACGATGACGCTGCGCTAGAACTCGCCAAGCGTCACGAAGAAGTGATGGGCGGATTCCTCGAAGGCGTTCTACAAGAGTTTTACGAAGGTTCAGAATCCGTCGGGCAAATCCGGAGACTCCAGTTCCGTCCACGTGGGCCAGAAGAAACCATCGACGATTTCTGGAGCACAGATGGCGAGATGGTGCCGAACGCCTTCGATCCGAACACCGGATTCGGTTTGACGATGCAGTTCAACCCAACCGCGATGACGCTACGCCCAATCATCGAGAACGGCTCGTTCCGAGAGATGACCGACGGGAAGTACGTTGTCGTCGACACAGATGCAATCGGCAGCGAGCCAGAACAATGGGCTGAGATCGCGTCAATGATGCGCGGGCAAATCGATTTGGAACGCTGGCGAGACGTTTTCGCTACAGATCTATCCACTGCACGTCACGAGTCGATCCGTGCGGCAGGACGTCACCTTGCATTCCACGAAACCGGCCACGCACACCAGTATTTGGCTGCGCGGAAAGCAATCCTCGATCATCACAAATCAGTCGGGCACATGGTGCTCATTGATCGTGACGGCAACGCTGTCAGGGTCACGGATCCGCCCGACCAGTGGACCAACGAGATGTGGCACGGAGCGTTGAACCAGATGATGAAGGGCGAACTTCCTGACGGTCACGTACCGCAAGGGTTCCCGCCTGTCGGCATCCACGCCTTCGAGGGCTCAATGCTGCACATTCTGTCAGGCAGGTACTACCAAGAGTTGGTGCAAACATACTGGGGTCCTGATGGACGAGGGCCGCAAGATCGTTCGATAGCGGCGGTTGCCCTCATGGAAGGACTGACCGAACTTCGCGCACTCAAAAAAATGGGTGTCATCGACAGCGATCTCGTTGACGAATTCACAGGCTGGATGGACGGACCGGACAAGCCCGGAGTTATCACGCGTCCTCCCACCCCGCCACGAGTCGATCCGCCGGGCGCTCCTGACGTCAACCCTCCCAACAGCCCTCCAACACCAGATTCTGAAAAAAATGTTGGGGTGATCCCGCACGGTATCGCTTGGGGTATCGACGCAGAGACCGGAGAAGTTTTCCCGTCGCAGGAACCGTTCGCGATGATGGAACGGTATTTCATTTCACGTTTCGGTGGCCGTCCTGACGATAAGCGTGGCGGATCGCAAGAAATCCCACGTCAGGCCATTGCCCGTCAATGGGGTTGGCCGGACACCTCGTATGCCCAGATGTCACCCGAAACTTTGGACAAGCGTTTCGAGAAATTAAGAGATGATGCCGAGGCGATTATGTCGCGGATCAGAGGTGGCGAAGAAGTTTCACTCGACGATCGGACCAGACTGTGGCTTGCCACCAAGGGCATGGCTCAGATCTCCGACGAGAACGCTCGACGAATCAACGCCAGCGACGCGCAGCGTGCCGACCGTGATAGTCGATTCCAGCGCAACGAACCCGGCAAGTACTTCCGTTCGGGTGGCAAAAAGCCGTACAAGCGAAATCAGCGCGAAGGTGTCGACGAAATCTGGGATGAAACAGAATTGCGTGAAGAAATGCGCAAACTGGAAAATGCCATCCCGCAGTTGTATCCAGATGTTCCACGTTGGACGACGGACCCGGATGGCTATGGGGCCGAACAATCCCAAAAGGCTCGCCGGAAGATGACGCGCCGCGAACGTGATGCGATGAGCAAGTCTTTGGAAGACCTGAACACTGGAGCAGTGTTCGGAGGAGCGTCGCTGGAAGAACTTCTGAAAACTCATGCAAATCGCACTGCTGCAGGTAAGCCTTCTCGTTCCCCGAGTGAAACCGTAACTGAGGACGTGCTTCCTCTACTTGACGCTATGGATTCGAACGTTCTGGAAGAAGCAGTCGAAGCGACGATTCTTCTTGATGACCCAGACACAATGCTTCACCCATTGCTTGACCCATCGTTTGACCGAAGGCCATTGGTTCGCCCTTATGGCCAGAACTACGACCCGAAATCCGCAGACCTCTACAAAAAAACTGGGGTGTTCGAAGGCGTTCTGTCAACACCCGAATCCAAGTCCGATCTTGACTTCGATGGCGGGTCAAGCGCTGGCGGATTGAAGTCTGCTCGCGTTTACCTCCCGGCAGGATCTAAAGGCCTGTTCCGCGAAAATGAAGACAGCGGGGAGATGACATCAATCATTCTCCCACCCGGCGATTTGAAATTGATCGACGGCGACAACGGCGACATCCCGATTTTCACGCCTGCACGTCAGGAATCGGCTGCCGACTACGCCGACCGTATCCTGCGTGACCTCGACGCAATGGGGCCAGCAACCAGCCTAAGCGAACGTCGTGAACGCGACCGTCTCAAGGCAGTTCTTGAGCCACGCCGCAAACCGTCAGGCCAAGCACGCCTTTCCCCTCACAGCGACGACCCTGCTGTCCGTCACCGCATGGAAAGCAAACGGAATGCGTTGTCAAAGCGTTTCCGTGATTCGAAGATTGAACCATTCAACATCAACCGGTCGCCAAGTAAGCGTCCTGACGAACTCGACGTTGACAAAACGTTTGACAACGGTGTTGCTGCTGCCCGCCGAGGTCTCTCCAGTAACGGTGAGACAATCGACTTCACCCCCGAAGCGCGCGATTACATCGATCGTTACGGGCCTGATGCCGCATCAAATGTCGTTGGCGAGGCTGCTCAAACATGGCACGATGCCATTGATAAGCGTCCGAGAGTCCACATGGCGGCTGACGAATTCGATGAGATGGCGTACACGGGCCTGTTCCCTCACCCGTCGAATGGGCAAACCGCTGAAGTAGCACAGAACTTCGGGTGGTCTGACATTTCCCCGAACGAAAGCCTTCCGGTTTTCGGCACGATGGCTCATGCCAACCACGATGACAAACTTGACATGCTGCTCGCCGAATTGGACGTACCCGGCAAGGGTTTCCCTGCTCGTCGTCGACGCGAGTTTTTGAACGCCGGAGACCGCAACCCTGCCGGTGACCGTTCCCTGTTCGGCAACATCGAGATGGTCCTGCGGCCAGAGGTTTCACACCGCACGGGATACGGTCTTGGCGACATCACCCACCGTGTTGGGATGCCAGTGTTGGTCAACGAAAAAAATGGCGACGACATCATGCGTGGCCTTGTTAGCGCGAAGCGCAACGGCAGAGCGAACTCGTTCGAAAGCGGCAAGAACTTCGCAAACCTTCTGAACGCTGGCGTGTCCGGGAACTACGACGGCATGCAGCACAGGTCAATGAAGGACGGACCGCTGGATGCGCCGGATTACGCAATCGAGTCGGCGATTGCTGGCGGTTTTGACTTTGAAGAGGTTGAGGGGATCATCATCCCTGTGGAAAGCCTTGGCTCCATCGGCGGTCTGCGCTCATCGCGCATGTTCGACAGTTCACAAGATTGGGAAACAACCCTAAGCAAATCTTCGGGTTGGGCGCCTGAGGAAATCGAGTTCCTTAAAACCGCTCTCCTCGATGGCACATTCGACAAGGTTGAAGCAGCGAACCTTCTCCGCCAGCACATCACAGCCGCAGACAATAAAGCGATGTGGGACCGGATGGGGATGAACGTCCGCTACACGAACAAAAATGGCATCGACCTGTTCAACAAGGGTGACCTAACAGCGTTCTCCGACTCTGGGGCGCGTATCGGCCGTGTGCGTTCACCGGAGGAAGCGCTTCGCATCCGTGTCGGTGACGAAATCATGAGTCGCCAGCAGGAATTGCGCCCTGCCGTTCAGCAAGGAATGAAGAGCATTCGCCGCCGCGCCCAAGAGATGCTCGGTGAGAGAGTCACATCTGAAGCAACGAGCCGCATCGGCGGTCTTGGTCGACGAATCCGACAACGTGAAGTTCCGCATAGTGGAGTTCAGGCGGTTGGTTCTCGACTGTTGAACTCTGACCAAGCAGAAAGGCTTTTCCGTAGGGCTGGCCTCGACTCAAACGACATCGACAACATTCGTTTCGTTGGCGAAATGGCGGCTGCGTTCGGAACCTCTGGCCCAGCCGGTGTTGGCCTTGTTCTTGCTCGCCGTGGCAGTCGTGAAGCGATCGAACTTGGCGTGCAAAAAGCCGTCGAGCAGGGGTGGCTTACAGATACTCAAGCGCGTCGCATTATGCGAGCCGCAGACACTGTTGCCCCCGAAGGTTTGCCGGATGAAATTACAGCAGCCATTGGCGATACAGCCAGAGACGTTTGGGACTCTGCCGCCGCCGACAAAGCGCGTGCGCTTGGCGAAGCCGCTGCTCAACGCGTTCGTGAACTAGACATCGTTGACCGAGGAATGGACGTCTTCGACAGCGCAAGAGACAGGATTCTCGGTCGCGGATCCGAACCAGACACCCCCGCTCTTCCTGCGTCTTCAGGGACATGGGATCCATTCGGCGGCATGGCGTCACGACGGGGAAGCATCCGCAGCGAGGTTCCTGCTCTTCGAGGTGAGAACCCAGAACAGTTGAGGCGACTTGGTCTTGACATGTCGCATAACCCGGATTCGATTGACCAGACTTATTATCAAAACATCGTTGATATTGCTGGCGACATTCGCCTTCCTGACCCGTGGGGTGAGGGACAAGGCAAAACAATTCGCGAATCCTTCACTCAAACAAACTATAAGGATGAAACGTATTTTTCTTCCTACTCGGGCGACCTCGATTACGCGATCGAAGCGGTGCAAGCCTCCGATTTGAGCGATGAAGATAAAGCCCGAGTTGTCGAAGACCTGCAAACCGTTAAAGGGCTGTCTCAGTTGGCAGGCGTTGGAATGTCAACATCAAAGCCGCCGGGTCGTAGCCGAGATCCTTTTGGTGACGATGGGCCAGAAGCAGAATTTGTGCCGCCGACCGCTGAACAACTCGACCAGCAGATCGACGAAATTTTCGATTCGATGCCAGAATCTTTCTTCGAAAATTTTGGCTCGGTACTCGCTGATTTCCAGAAGCGAAAAGAAACACGTGAGCGCAGAGAAAAAACTCAACGTGAGGTTGAGTCTGAGTTGACGCGGTCAGAAGCCCGTATTGGATACTTCCGGCTCCTTGACGAAAACGATGTCCTTGACCGCACAGCACCAGTCGGTGAAGCAACAGTTGCGCGACCACACAATCCAGACCACGAACCAAGTGTGCCTGACCCAGACACGTTGCGATCTATCGACGATCTTGTACAACTCAGCAAGGATGGCATGGTTGTCGCTGACAGCCTGCTCAAGCCAGAACATCGTGAAGAACTCCGCAAACTGCTACTTGAGAACCCGCGAGTTAAAGCAGCATTGGACTTAATCCGTGAACGCGTCGCTTCCGGTGGGTACCTAGACGACGACGACATAGAAGTAGAAACTCGGTCGGGGGCATACTACGCAGGACGAGAACTGGTAGATGCCTTGGTACATGCGCGAGGCATGGATGCAGCAGCAACTCTTCTGACAGACGACGAAATTGACGTCTTGAGATACGTCGATGGGTGGACCCCTGTCTCGCGTGGCGGCAACCCGGAAATGGCGCGTCGTCATATTGAGGGAGATGGTTACCCGATTGGCGAAGGCGTTGATGGCGCCGGTGTTTACTTCGCTGTACAGGGAGGAACCGAACGAATGGGCATCAATGAACACTTTGATGCTGCCGTATACGCTGGAGAAAATGGTGCTGTGATGCAAGGCGTCGTTTCGCCCTCTGCACGTTTTGCCGGTCCGAATGCCATAGCGACTCAGCGCGAGGCATATCGCCTAGAGGTGCAAGCGGGCATACCCCAGAACTACAGTGAAGGCGCTAACCCTTTACTTGACTTGCGTCGCGAACTGGTCGCCTCTGGCGATACCGAAATGGTCGAAGCATTGGACTTGATGGTCGGCACAGCGTCATCAGACAACAATGGGGAGTTCCCGAACGGCTCTGCGGTAATTGCGCTTCTTCAAGGTTACGATGGGCTCGCCAGTTATGGCTCCAACTCCGCAGACAACCGCGTCATTTTGTACAACCGTTCAGCGGTTTTGCTGTCTAGCAACTTGTTAAGTGCCGATCAATATAATGAATTGAAGCCGTGGGAAAAACTGGAGGTGCGAGCCAAAGCGCTCGCCGAAGCACACAATCTGCCTGTCGGTCTTGAGGGAGCGGAACGAACAGAGTGGATTCTGCAAGAAACAGAACGCAGGCTGGGAGAACTCGGATGATTGACGACAGCACCAAATGGGGACGTGACGACGACGTCAAAAAATTTCTTGCGACCGAAAGTATGCAGGTTGTAAAGCGTAAGGACCCTGAATCGATTGCGTATTTCGTTACGGCCTTCCAAGAACGCGCAAAACCAGAAGACGTTCTCGAACAGCACCGTGACTGGTATGAGGCTGCCATGAAGGAATATGAATCATGAAGGCGGTGATGGTCGGTCGTGTGTCTGGTGGCAACTTGTTCTATGTCATTGACGGGGACACCGATGGCGCAATCGTCACTCCTTCTCGTGATGTCAAGCCTGTCAGTTTTTTGTCTTTCGTAACCCGCAAGAAAGTGAGCCGGATTACGAATAGTAAGTTCCATAAATTTTTATGGGATGGAGTTGACAAACCCAACGACCGGTGGGAAAACATTGTCGTGTACAAGGTGCAACAGGTGCCGGAGCACATGCTCGCTGGCGTCGACGTGCTCTCCAACCTTGAAGCCAAGAAAAAAGATGCCCGCTACGACGCGATAAACGAAAAAATCGAAATCATCGACACATTTAAAGTTGCGATTGAAACAGGTTTCCACGAAAAAGCACTTGGACCCCGCATTCGCCCAGCACGGTTCGATCCCAACGCCGAAGATGGCGATGGTGACGGCATTGTTCAGGACGGAACTACATTTGCGAGACCAGCGACTCCCGGCACTAAACCGGCACGTCGCGCCCGACGAGTGCAACGAGCAGCCAATGCGATGTCTAGGGACAGCGGCATGGCGGCACGCCGCAGTTATCTCCCGAGGGTTGGTGTAATTGAGAGATTCAAGTCGCGTGACAAAAAGTTTTACCGTGACCGTTACGCAAAGCAGTCCAAACGAGTTGACGATGCCTTCAACGGTGGAAAGCCGCTAAAGACGTACGGCGACATCGCTTCTGCATTTACGCGGGCGCATCCGGGTTTCGCCGCAGGAACGTCCATGGCCGACTACGTCGAAATTGGTTTACTCAAAGAGGACGAACCAATCTCGATGGCGCACAAAGAGCACGCATACGCGTTTCTGCTTGGCGTCTTGATGAATCCAAGTATCAAAGACATCGATGTGGAAATCCTTAGCCGTGAATCACGTCGACGTTTAGGCAAGGACCCCATCGAAGGCGCCGATGGCGCAGTGGCGTACGGTGCACGCGGAAAAATTGGTCGCGACCGAAACAAAGTCAACGGGTACAGATGGCGAACCGTTGCCAAGGACCGAAAGCCGCGTCTTGAAATGATGTATGCCGACCAGACGTCGTACGACCAGATAGAAGATGTTCGTGTTTTAGGCAACTTTCAGTTGGAAACACACAAAATGTTCATCACGATGCTCGAAGACACCCCCACAGCATTTTCTGACACAAGCGCCCTTTTGCAGGCATTGCAACAAATCCTTGAAGGGACAGGCACGCAAGAAAATCTCAGTCCGGAAGATACCGACGCGATCAGAAAAGCATGGGAAGAAGCACGGGCAATGGCAGCGCGCAGTGTCAACCTGCACGAAATGACGCACCTTTCCAACTATGCGCAAGCATACAAAGAAGCAATTAAGGACCGAGGAATTGAATCACTTAGCGTAGATGAAGCAATTCAGCAGGGGGTTCTCGAACCGATTGCCGACATGGGAGATGATGCAATTCGCCAAGCGGCAATTAGAAGCGACCTCAGGGAGTTGTCCGTAACCGCGCCAGAAGCGATGTTCCGCTTCGCTGCTGAATATCAAAGGCTTATCCAAAGCACCAATCCACGCGACAAGATACTTCTTCAGCGGCTGGTAACTGAAACTCTCAAAGATCCCGATGGTAACGATCTTAAAAAGGGTGAATCTATTGCTAGATGGCTACAGGCTGTCGGCTGGCCCAAGCCAAACGGCACCCAACATGACGCGGATGACCCTCTGCATGTAGACGATCTCCTGCCCTTCTTCTTCACTCCCGGCGCAGGAGGACGACCAGTCTGGTCCGACAAGGATGATCCCTACTATAAGCGGTCCGCATGGGGCCGAAACACTGCTGCCAGCAAACTTGACTTGGCTAACGGCGGAAGCATGGGCATGATCAAGTTTCAAGAGGTGTGGGACCTCGGGTTGCCGGAAACACGAGGACTACCGGCAATTAGCGTTGAAGATACTCACACCCTCACAAAAGCAGTGGCGCAGGTTGCTACGATGTTTCGTCTAGATCCCGATATTAGTCAATGGGACTTTGATGACTCGATCCCAGTGGTCGGTGGCGCAATTTGGGAGGATAGCCCGGGCATTATGCGGGCAATCATGAGTAGCAACGCGCAGGAATGGCTGGCTAACGCTCTTACCCAAATTTCTATGGACACTTCGATGAGCGACGCGCAAAAAGAACGCCTGAGAGCATACATAGTAACAAGCAATCATTGCGCCAAAATTGATGGACGATCTTTCCCCTCGGGAGAAGGCCATCGCTGTGCGTATTGCTAAACTTACAGGTGGTGGAGAGTACGCCTCTTACATGGGGACGTTTACTCATATAGATTCCTTCCAAGGATTATTTTTCAATCAGCGCTACATGGAATTGCTGGCTGAACTCGGCGCCGCAGCACTATTTGGCTCAGAAATCAAAGTTCCAGACGGTTCCGGAATGCGCACTCTGAACGACGTTGAGAAAAAAGTGATGAGCAAGTTGTTGAAGTGGCTATGGCCAGAAGGTGAGTTAACGCTGTGACCGCGCGAGAGAAACATGTCAAATTTATTGAAGACATCCTTGGAGTTCCTTTCCGCGATGCACAGAAGAGTCACAGTCGTGATCAGTTGATTGGCATCTTCCGCGAACTCGAAGATGGTAAAGACCCATACAAAAAAGAACGTCGGAACATCGGCGAAGAATTGGAACGCGCTGGAATATTGATGTCATCCCCGAAAGAGATGTACCGAGACGAGAGGGACACTCAAATTTGGATGATGTTCATCACCGGCGAAGTAATGATCCCGCCGTCTGAAAGAATGGCGAAAAATTTTGACATTTTCGAATTGGCAGCCAAGCGCAACCGTATCATCGGTAACAAATAGACTAAAATAGGTACACCATGGATGAAATCGAAGTCAAGGGACCGCAGGATGTAATTCTAGACCTGCCGCAGGAGCGCATTACCGCGATCACTCGTGGTCGTGGACCCCGTCGCGGCAATTTGGAACGTCTTTTGCGCTACTGGCGCCCGATTATGAAAAAGCCGGGCGGCTTTCGTCGCTGTCGGATCATCCTTGCCGACCACCCCGAGTTGTACCCCTTGGAGCGGATCTGTGCGTGGCTGCACCATGAAACCACCGGCTTGTGGCCCAACGAGGGGTGCCATCACCCCGGCATGAAGAACTGTAAAGGCAAACTCAAGAAAAAGATTTGGACCGACAAGAACTTTGCGCGACGCATGAAAAAGCGTTTCAAAAAAGGAAAGAAGTCCCTTGACGGAGCGTACTGGGAAGATGTCGACGACATGTTTTTCGGCGACTTCCAAGAACGCAAAGAACTTGGGTTTGATGACGAACAGAATCCCGTAGTCACTGAAATGGATTACAAACACGCAATGGACGTGCTTTCCGATTTCATGGAAATGGAATCTGATTTTGTTGCCTATCTGCGTGATTACGACAACTGGGAACTTGAAGGCGAAGACGATAACGGTTCGCTACGCACTGAAGCGTTTGTGAAATCCGAGGAAGATTGCGGGTGTGACTGATGGTTGAGTCATATGTCTACGAACGCGATTTTGGTTGCGAAGCCTGTCCGCCAATCCTGATCAAGAGGACAATCCTCGCTGATCTGTCAACGAAGGTAAACCATGACCACATCCGTGGCATGGGCGCAAAATCCGAAGAAGTCGTTGAGTTCAAAGCGCTTGCGCGGCGTCTTGGTAGTCTGCGCCAATTCGAAGAGAAGCGTGTCGGTCTTTTTGGTTCAAGAAGCCGACTTGGGCAGGTCGCTCAGTCAATCGGCACTTACGCGGCCCCCGGAAATATTTCCCCAGCCCGAAGCCCAATCCGTTCCGGTATTGCCCGCGCGTTGACGCCGGGAGGACGTCGAGGCCGTGGGATCCCCGGTCGTGGACGAACTGCACGTTGCCCAGAGGGATATCAGTACGGTGGTCGGTTTACTGACAACGAGTTCACCACTTGCGGCCAGCAATTGTTTGACATGCCGAGCGATTTGGGTGAAACCATTTCACAGATTCGCCGTCGTGCCGCAGCAAGGACACCCGCGCCAGAAGGTTCAACAACTGAACCTAGGGCTATCAGTAGTGGTTCGAGTGGTCGAAGCGTGGTGAACCCTCGTGCTCCGCAGATTCCGCGCGTTGCTCAGAAAACCAATAAGCAGGCCCGCTCGAAGAGTGAAGAGCAAATCGTAAAGGGCATGAGCCCCAAGGGTGTGGAGGCTGCCCGTCTTGTTCGACGTGATGGATTTATTCTTGAGCCGGTGGTTTCAGCGCAGGTGTTGCGCACTATTCCTGATAACCGCGACATGGTCGAAGCAACATATCTCTTGACTGCGCGTAGCAAGAACGACATTGGCGGCCAAGAACTTGGGCTTTTGTCAAACACCGGCATCACCAAACTCACCTATGTGCTGCCGGGCGGCTCGACGCTGGAACTCGAAAAAGTTAGAAATTTGACGACTGGTGAGCGCCGCAAACTCGGTCGAACCGTCAACAAGGGCATCAAAACGTCTAACGACTCTGATTCGGCTGCGCGTCTCAAGTTCGTGTCCGACGAGACGGGTGATGGGATTCAGTACCGAGAGAACCTGTCTGGTGGCAAAACTATTGATCAGATCCTTTCGAGTGGCGGTAAGGCCCCCAAGAAAGCGCCTGCGCCGAAGGAAGAAACTGAGGAAGTTACTGATATCGCTCAGGCGGCGCGCATCATCCGTGACGGCGGGCCTCTTTCCGCGATCGCTCCGTCAATTTTGCAGGAAGCATTGACGAAGGCGAATATGTTCAAGCGTGACAATGGTTTGTACGAAACAAATCGTGCTGGCACATACCGCATGCAGAAGTCAAACGGCAAAGGTGACCACATTTCAGCCAGTTTTGCTGCGGAAATGCAGTCCTACCTTGGGCTTAACTCCCCCGACATCGCGCCAGTCGGCAAGGGCGACAAGAAGAATTACTTGGTCGAGGTTGCTGATAGCGTAATTGAGGGCGCAACCCTGCAAAAAGACGTCAAACTGAGCGACATTCCGACAACCGAAATGGCGTCGATGCTTGTTTCTGACATCATTTCGGATATCACCGACCGCAAGAGCAACAGTATTGCGGTGCTCAAGAAAGACGACGAAATGCTCGCATTTCCTGATATATCAAAGAGCGAACTGATTAATTTGTCGGAAGTAAGCGTTACGGAACGTACAAAAGCACGGATCCGTGACTTCCGTTCGGTCTCTGGGAACGGCCTTTACAGCAAGTATTATAGAGAGTTGAAGGAAGATCAACAAAGGCTCATGCAGCAACAGATCGCTGAACTGATTGAGCGAGCCCGCGAATTTAACTTCACAAAATTCAGAGATCGTCTTTACAGGGACGGAGAACTGAGCGGCGCCGAAAAAGTCCATCTGAACATCATCCAAAAGATCGTCGAAAATCGCGTTGACGTGCTTCGACAGAGCCGAGAGCAACTCATGGAAGTCCTCGGAGGTAAAAAGTGAAGCAGTACGCACTGGTAAAAGACACGATCACCGGAGATACATACGGTGTCGTAATCCGCGAAAACGGTTCAGAAACCTGCCTCGCTGTAAAAACCGACGCTGAAGCATGGGCAGACGGCTTCAACGACATGCACACCAAGTCGCTCGATGACGACCTGCCATACGGTGTCCGCATCGGAGATTTCCGTGGCATGACAGAAGCGGAAGAAGTCATCGTTAATGAAATGGCTTTAACCAAGCAGGACCTCCGCCTCCCCAACCGTGACGTCCTCACTTTGATCGACTCTCAACGCACAGACATTGCTACCGACCCGATTTCGGTAAAGGACGCGCCGATTGCGTTCTTTGGCGAGTCGGCGGAAAAAGCCGTCGACTACAAGGTGCGCGCTTTCATTTCAGACATGGCTCGCGGTTCCGTGCTCGCAAAAGCCCGCAACTCAAAATTGGGTATCGAGCGCAAGGGACTGGTTTTCAAGTCACGCAACAACGACCAGTATCTCCGTGAAGACCTCGCCAACATGGCCATGGGATATGGTCCGCTGCGTCGAGCAGCCAAAGATGTTTTCCACGCCAAGCAGGACATCCTTGACGATCACGACGGATACCGACTAGACGACCAATTTGATCTTCACGTGAAAGCACTTGGGCCCAAACTTGGCGGTGGCCTGCGTGCAGCCCCACGAGGAATGGCATTTGTCGACATCACTGGTCGTGTTGACGGCGACCGAGACGGAATCGTTTTCGAGGGTGTCACTGGCATGGAGCGCCCAATCATCCCTCGGTTCATCGTCCCTCAGGGCATGGCGCGCCGCGTGTCGCGGGCCCTTGAAGGTGACTCGATGGAGATTGAGAAGCGTCGCCGTGCCGGCGAGCGAGACCTCGGTATTGATCAGGCGACTCTCAACGATCGTCTGGGCAATGACGCCCGATTCTTGCAAGCGGCTCCGGGGACGCAGGGGCAGCAGTCTCGTCGCGCTACCCGCCGAACCGGACGGATTGGCGGAGGCGCTGAGTTACTGGGACCGAAAAGGAATCGACCCGGAAACGAAGATTATCCGCGCATGGATCCAGAGAGAGTGGCTCGTCTGCGCCTTGAGCGTTTCGTTCAAGAAACCAGCCCGTCTGGCCGCGCACGCCAAAACCGCATCATCAACACTCCGGGTGCTGATGGTGGCCCATCACGTCGCGCTGTTCGCGAACGTTCTGGCCGAGTTATCCCAGAACCACCGGCACGCGATAGAGGCGGAATGCGTTCACAGCGTCAATCTCAAAGGACTGACTGGACGGGCGATGGAAAGCCTTTCTATTTGCGAAATGATCCGCAGAGCGAGTTGGTCGCAAAGCGTCGCGATGAGTTTGGGCGCCTCGAAGAAATCTACAGGAACACCGAGACTGGAAAATTCTTTGGACGGCAAACGGGATTTTCTGATTACGACACTGAAGGGATTTCCATCCGTGATGGCGACAAACGGCAGTTTGACACAGCGGAAGAAGTTCAACGAGTCGCAGAAGCCGACAGTCTTTCGCAGTTCAATGGGAGTAATGGACTGCGTTCACAGCGTGCCACTGGAGACGACATTCGGGCAACGCTCTCTCGTATTGATAAAGCCGAAGGCGGCTATGCCTCTCTTGGCGATGACTTGTTTGACAACATCAGGTTTGCTGCCGACTACCTCGACGGCAACACGGACGCAAACTCAGACGACGCTTTTGATTTCCTTTTGGCTGCCCTTACCGGTGTCAGAGACAACAAAGACATCAAGCCAAAGGATCGTAGAGAGTTAGAAAAGCAGATCAACGACGCTCTTAGACGGCACTCTATGCTGCAGCCAAAGATGGGTGGAATGCGTTCACGCCGATCAGAAAACGAAGATGGATCGGTTCCCGAAGGCGATTTCGTAGATATCGACTTGACGATGGAAGAAGTCGGCTACTTGTCCGACATTGTCGACAGCATCCGTGACGACATCGCAGCGGCTAACGACTCTGAAGCCGACGAACTGTGGCAAGAGTTTTCCGACGCAATCGAAGATGCTGCTGCCGGAGTTGACGTTGTTCGTCTCGACCGCGCTGACGCGGAACGACTTCGCGAAATGCTCGAAGATCTTTACACCGCAGAAGTCGAACAAGGCAACCCATCCCCAGAAGAGGGCGACGTTCTAGACCTTCTAGGACGCGCAATCGACTCACCCGATGGCGTGTGGGTTTCCCCTTCAATCGAAGACAATGGTGGCACCCGCCTCTCGACCGGAGGCATGGGTAGTAGAAGGCGTGTCCGGGCAGGTGAATCCTTCGGACCAGAAGCCCGCTACAACGTTGAGGAAATCGACGGAGACCGCGCGCTCGTCTACGACAACATGAACCGCACGTCGGAGTGGCGCGACCTTGACACAATTTCCCCCGATGACACACCATCCCGATTCGAAGGTGGCGGTGGTTTGGCTTCACGCCGAATGACCCCAGAACAGATGGCGGAAAAACGGAACGAGATGGAGCGTGACCTGCGCTCCCGTGCAGCACGCGAACTGGGCGTCAGCGATGAAGAGTACGCCGAGATGGAGAAATACATCGACGATCTCCCGTTCGATGACGACTCCGCTGAATGGCCGGGCGAGATCGAAGACGCCGGCGAATCGCGTGGAGGGCCAACCGGACAGCGCACGTCATGGGGCGCCCGCGTCAGCGAAAGCGACGAAGTCAGAGAAGGCATTTTCCCTGACGGGCCAATGGAGGGATCGCGCTGGACATTCAACCGCAACGAGTTTTATTCGGAAGATACTTTCGACGATCCGGGCGAGTCTCTTGAAGGAACTCAGACGCTGACCGTGGACACGCCTAACGGCACCCGCATTACTTACAGCAGCGGCCTTGAAGACGCACCGTCAATTGAACGAGTGCAGAAAATCAGCGGAAATGGCGGTCTTCGGGCCAGCCGTGGAGGCGGAGATACTGCGAACTCGCTCGCCCCTAGCCAGCCTTCAAGCAACCCGAAAACTTATGGAACATACATCCCGAAATCGATGAAGGATGTCCGTAAGGATTTGCAGATGCTGGCCGCGAACGGCTGGGTTTGGCAAGGTCCGGTAAATGGCAACATCAGGTTTGCTCCGCCTGACCGTTTCTATGAATGGGCGAAACGCCAACCTGACTCATGGAAGCAGCAATTCGGTGAGCGCCTTATGCGTGGCGGGATTGTTCCGCGCGAATTCGGGCTTCATCCGAAGCAGGGCAACAACCAGTCAGTCATTCGTGAACTCAAGAAGCGCGTCGAAAAGGTTTATGGCGAAGGCGCTTGGGCTGACATGCAGAAGAACGCCAAGAATGATGGCATCGGCAAGGTTGGCAACGTGCCATCAGTTGTGTCATCTGGTGGCGGCATGCAAAGTGCACGCGGTGGCCGTTCACGAATTCGTGGCGCACAGGACGAAATCACCGGCGCATCCGGACTTGGAGGCGGCATGCGTGCTGGCCGTCGCCGCTTCGGCTCCGGTCGTAACGGCATCAAGAAAGTTGATGACCGTGACGGCAAGATCATGGAGCAGTTGACGCCGGAACAACGCGAAAAAATGATCGAAGCGATCAAGGAGCGCGAAGGCCAGTTGGCTTGGGCGATGACACAAAACGGCCTGTTCCGCCCCATCCGCAACACGATGGAAGACGATGGGCGCTACGAAGGCATGTCTCTCGATGAAAGAAAGCGTGTCCCTATCGACACAGACTTGATTCCTCGCATGCAGCAGCGGCTTGACGACGCGCTTCGTGATGGCGACATCACCGAGGAGGCCCATGCGGCTTTCCAGAAACAGTTGAACGACATCAAGACGCTCAACAACATGCGTGAATCGAACAAGTTTGATTTCATCGAGCACCTCCACGAACCTTCTCGCAAGGAAATCGTGAAGCGGGCACGATCCAAAGATAAGAGCATCCCAACTCTTGCCGCTTTGGACGGTGCCGGCGAGTCAACGTTCTTCAACGAAGAGGCGTTTGGTTCTGCTCAGGGTGCGGCCGAGACCGTGTCTGAGCGAGCAGCCCGTCGCCGTGGCAAGCGTCGCCGTCCTCTTTTCGACCGTCTCCTTGACCCAGACCCCAGCAGGGCGCAGCGTAGAGCAAACCGTCGTGCCCGCCGTCAGGGACGTGGTGGACGTCGAGCCACCGATGTGGACCTCGCTGAAACAATTCGTTTGCGTCGCCGGCTTGCCCGTCAGATGCGTCGTTTGCGTCGACGTCTGCGTGGTGAAAGGAACGAGAAGTCGATTCGCGAGGCTCTTGAAGCGAAGCGTTCAGCACACCCGTTGAAGCGCGACAAACTCGGCCGTCCAGTCGTTGACGCAGAATTCCTCAAGCACATGTCCAGCCTGAAGCGCCTCAAGGACGAACGCGATCGTGGTGAGCGGAACAGCGAAACGAAGGACGATTTCCTTCGTGACCTGTGGGAAAACGGCAACATGAACGCACTCCCCGAAATCCTTTCAGAAGACGAGGTGCAAGCACTCCTCGATGCAGGCTGGAAGCCACTTCACCGTGGTGTTGGGCCAGACGGAACAGCCAACCAGTACTCCGATGCTTACCGTGAAGACCGCGACTCTCGCTTCATTTCAGACCCGCATCGACGCGCCTACGGCACCGGTGAATATTGGGCTCCTGAAGGAAGCGGACACTGGGGTGGATACGGCAAAGGCATGGTCGGGTTCGTCGACCCCAACGGACGAAAGATCAGCGGCCGAGACATCGAAAGCATCAAAGACAAGCACAACACTCTCCGCAAGGAACTGTCTGCTCTGATGGCCGAATTGGGAGATGGCGCGCTGAAAGGCGAAGATCCCGCAAACGCCGTCACTCAGATTCGTACCCGCATCAAAGAAGCGGAAGAGCGTCTTGGAGTCGCTGGTCTTTTGGAAAGCGAAATGGGTCAGATTTATAGCCAGTGGCTAGACATGTATGCCGGAATGAAGCCGGATGATGCTGGCCGATCCGACGCATGGGATTCGTTCGAGTACCTCCAAGACCTCACCCGTCTCGACTCTGGCTATTACGCCGCATTCCTTGGCTACGACTATGTCGAGCACAACGGCGTAACCCTCGTACACAACCGTGGAACGGTTGCTGTGGCTGATACCGCTAGCGCAATCAGCGGCGGAGAAGCCAGCCAGATGTTGAGCAAGGCCAAAGAGGGCGATGGGGTTAAGTTCCCATAAGTTAGGATTTAAGCATGGCTGAAGAAAAAGACCCCACAGCGTTTGCAGAGATGCACAACAAGATGTCTCTGGTCGCCTCGTACCCTCCGTTCTCACTCGATGAGGACGTTCATAAAGATTTCCTTATGAAGGTGCGTGAGGCTGAGAGCGTCGAAGACTTCGAGAAAATCGGTGAGGAGTTCGCCGAGGAAATCGAAGATGCCGAGATGTACCAGAAGCGTTATGGGACAACGGTTGAAGGTGCTTTCGAGGCGCAGCAGGCCGCAGCGGAACTTGCCGACATGTCCATGGGAGACGACAATCTCGTCGTTATCGCACCACAGTTTTTGAGCCAGTACAAGGACTGACATGTCAGGGGAGGCCAAGGACAAGGCTTCCGCTTTGCGGAGAGCACAAGAACTTGGCTGTTCTGGCGCGCACAAGCACCCCGACGGCGGCTGGATGGCGTGCGAAACCCACGAAGAATACGAACGCCTTGAGGCTGAGGAAGAACGGGAAGAAAAATCGGTTCTTTCCCGAATGCATGATTTCCAAAGCGTCCGTGAACGCAAAGGCCGTCGCAAAAAGAAGAAAAACAAGAAGACGTGGGAAAAACTTGGCGAACGCGGAGTTGCGTCGATTGACACCATCCCCGGCGGAGGCCTTGTTTCTGGATCCGTAGGCAAAGCGGCTTCAGCCATCCCACACGAAGGCGACGAAGATGTTTTCACCGACATCAGATCCGCACGCAGGCGCGCCCGCCAATTGGGATGCATTGGTGTCGCTCGGCGTCGTTCACGAAACGGAACAACTGTCTGGACGCCGTGCAGCAACATCACCGACTACGCACGCCGGACAGGGACTACTGCTCTGGGACGTCGTTATCAGGCGAGGTTGGCTCGTCAAGAAGCGCGCCGTCTCGTTGAAGAAGAGTTCCTGAGGACGCGCAAGCGTTACAAACGCAAGGTTTCCCTGCACGAAGAACTCAATGGCAAATCGTTGGGTCGGCGGGCTCAACGCTTCGATCCGAATGCTGTTGATGGTGACAACGACGGCATGGTTCAGGACGGAAGCGCTTTCCAGCGTCCTGTGACCCCAAAGGCTCCAAGTGCTTTCGATCTGAAAAAGCACACGAAATTGTGGAACTCGGTGCTTCAAGACGATCCGGGTTACATGCGTGAAGCACCCGCGTCTGTCCTTTCAGGGATCACCCCAGAAAACCGGGCTCGCTTCGCCGAAATTCAGGACGGAATGCGGCACTCGCGTATCGGTGCTGGTGGACGAACCGCTGCAAAGAAAATCTTGGACAAAGTCGAACCGCAGCACCGCAACAAGCCACCCGGATCACGAAAAGTGCATTTTGTCGGCGGAACAACAGGTGCTGGAAAAACCACGTTGATGGAAGACGGAACGCTGAACGTTCCCGATTCGAATGCGGCTGCCGTTATTGATCCCGACGAGATCAAGAAAGGTCTAGAGGGCTACGACAACGGTCGAGGCGCCAGTTTGGTGCATGAAGCATCACGTCAAGCAACTGACAAAACCATGGATTCCGCACGGGATTTAGGCACTGACATCGTTGTGACTGGCACCGGTAAGCGTACTGAGCACTTGCAGTGGGCACGCAATAACGGATACAGCACTGCTGGCCATTTTGTGTACATCCCAGATGACGTTGCCGACAAACGTCTTGCCGAACGCAACGCTAGAAACAGGGAACAAGGCGGACCTGTTCTTCCCGGCCATTTCGGTAGCCAAATCGCAGGAGAAATGCGTGCAATCGTTCCGCGCCAGATCACCAGCGGGCTATATGACGAATTTTACTTGTGGAACAACAACGTTCAACCACCCTCACTGATTGCAAAACGCACCCCTGATGGCGAGTTCGAAATCAATGACGATGAGGCATTTTCTGCCTTCTTTGGAGCCCGTGGGGCCCAACAAGTGCTGGGATATTGGCAATCTCAGTCCAGAACACCCGAAAATTAAATACCCAAAAAAGTACGGTTGTTCCCATACATAACACTGACATGTTGTAAATTAGATGTGATAGGGCGGGTGCTTACCTAGCGCTGTAAAACCATCCATCTTTAAAAATCTTCATCACAGGGAGAAGATCAACATGGCAGATACCAGCCGCATCAAGGAGTTGCAGTCCGCGCTCCAAGAGAAGACCGCCGAAAACAAGGCGATCGCCGATTCGTTCAAGGTCGAGGAAGGCGTGGTCGTCGTTGACGCCGCGCAGAAGTCCGCTTTCGACCAGAACATGAAGGACATCAAGGAAATCAAGAGCCTCATCGCTGGCCTTGAGAGCCTCAACGAGGTCGACCAGTGGGGTTCCTCGCAGGCCGACGAGAGCGTTGCCGCCAAGGCTGCCGCTTTCGAGTCGGTTCGCGAAGAGGTCGCTCACAAGTTCGGCACCGTGGGCGAGGCCTTCCTTGAGTCGGAAGAGTTCAAGAGCCTTCAGGGCGGCAAGAACGGTGCGAACATGCACTCGCCGTTCCAGTACAAGGGTGCTCTCACCACCGCTAACGGTTACAACGTCAAGGACATCTACTCGGCCATGCCTTCCGGCACCCCGGGTCAGTTTGGTTCGATCCAGCGCGATCCGATCGTGATCCCGCCGCAGCGCACCAAGCGCGTCCGTGACCTGTTCCCGGTTCGCACCACCTCGGCTGCGATCATCGAGTACTTCCGCATGACCGGCTTCACCAACAACGCGGCGACCGTCGCGGAGCGTGGCACTGAGGGTGGCAACCCCGTCTTCGGCGCCAAGCCGCAGTCGACGATGACCTTCGAGGGCGTGCAGGCCCCCGTTCGGACCATCGCGCACTGGGAGGCTGCTCACCGCAACGTGCTCGCCGACGAGCCGCAGTTGCGTTCGATCATCGACAACGAGTTGATGTACGGCCTCCGTCTTCAGGAGGACGCTCAGATCCTCGACGGTGACGGCACTGGTGAGAACCTGACCGGCGTCCTTCAGACCACGGGCATCCAGACCTATGACTGGAGCGACGGCGCTCTGACCCCGGTTCCGGACACCAAGGCTGACGCGATTCGTCGCGCCGCTACCCTCGCGTTCCTCGCCTACTACGAGCCGACCGGTGTCGTTCTTCACCCGAACGACTGGGAGGACATCGAGTTGACGAAGGACAGCAACGGCCAGTACCTCGTCGCCGTGTCGGTCGCCCTTGGTGGCGAGCCTCGCGTGTGGCGCATGCCGGTCGTCGAGACCCCGGCCATCAGCGAGGGCACCGCTCTCGTCGGTGCGTTCGGTACCGGCGCCCAGTTGTACGACCGTGAGCAGGCGAACATCCGGATCTCCGAGCAGCACTCGGACTTCTTCGTTCGCAACGCGATCGTCGTGCTCGCTGAGCAGCGTCTGGCCCTCGCGGTCAAGCGTCCGGAGGCCTTCGTGAAGATTGACTTCACCAACGGCGGCCCGGTCGCTCCCTGATCTAGGGAACATACTTGGCGGTGAATAACCGCTACGGATCAGCCCCCGGGGTAAAACCCGGGGGCTTTTCCTTTGTGTAAAATAGTGTTGTGGCAAAGAACAGCAACGCCGACAACGATTACTGGGAAGAGTACCGCCGATACGGCAAAGATTTCCGTGGCTCAGCAGAAGAACTCGAAGATCTTGCAACCGAGGATGACAAGCACGTCAGAATTGAAAGAAAAAAGCAAGCGCTTCGATACGTAGATGAATCAGGAAACTGATGTTCACGTACAGAGCCAAAGTTGAGCGTGTCGTAGACGGAGATACTGTTGATTTGATTCTCGACCTCGGCTTTGACATTCATTACTCTTGCCGGGTCCGTCTCCTCGGAGTTAATGCTCCAGAATCCCGCACCAAAGACCTTAAAGAAAAAGAAAAAGGTTTAGCCGCAAAAGCGTACGTGCAGGACTGGTTTGATGGCCACCCAGAGGTTTACGTACAGACGTACAAAGATGCAAAGGGAAAGTACGGGCGGATCCTCGCAAATATTTTCGCCGACATGAGCCTAGAAGTCTGCCTCAACGAACAACTCGTTGACAGCGGCCACGCAGTTGAGTACTTTGGCGGCAAGCGATAATGAGCGACACTCCCGGCTGGTGGGTTGATCCCAGCGACATGGAGTGGGAGTTGGACGGAACGCCGAAAAAGGCGATCATGATTAAACGGCTACGAGAAAACGTGAAAATTATCTCGCTGATGCCGTTGACCTCCGACGTATACGGGTGCTACCCATGCGAGGTCTACTGGATAGATGGCCCTGAGTGCTGGTCTTGCGGTGAACAAGGAATTCTTCTTGCCACCGCACAGACCAAACCACAGATGGTGAAAGACGCCCACCGAACTATTTGATCGGGCACGCTCCCGTCGCACAATCGTCCATAACCACCTCATCAGTGAACGACGACTGCACCAACGGAACGGTGAAATCGATCTTCGACAGCATCTTCTGATACTCCTCCTCAGTGCACTCCTCGTACGGAGGCATCGGGAAGTTGTGATCGGAGTGAAGCAAGAACGACACCGACTTCAAGCCGTTCGTATAGTTCTTGGACAGCCACTCTTTGATCTCATCCAGTTCGTGCAAGCGGTAGTAGACAGTCACGGACACAGCGTTATCTGCCCACTCCGTCTGCATACGCTTGACCCACTCCAACTGGTCCACAGCCGTCATATCGGCGGCCAGAACGGCGTCTGCTGGCGATTCACAGGGGAATTCGACAACATACCGGGTGCGGTCTTCACGACCATCAATACCCACATCGAACTGGACGTTGTAGCCACGACGACGACATGCATCAACAAGCGGATCAGAGGAACCGAACCGAACTCGGCGGATGTAGTGGCGGGCGAACGCAGGATGCACGCCCGGGGTAACACCCGGAAGAAGAGCCAACGTCCCTGAAGGCTGAACGGTTGTCAAACGAACACTTTCCGGGAAATCGTGTTCTGTCGAATACTTCTCATCCAACTCACGCAGAGCAACATACGTCGGGTCCATCCACGACAACTGCTCGGTCGAAGCCTGCAGAACGCCTGTGATTGACTGCCCCAAGCGAGCGTTCTTGCGAACAATTTTCGTTGTCTTCTCGTAAGGGTATTCGAGACGGGTGATCTGCTTTTGGCACATGTAAAGAAGACGGGAAATCTCTTTCATCTGCTTCAATGACTCGACGTTTGGCAAGAAAATCGTTGAGAGGTTGCAAGATTCACCATCCCCCAGCGCGATCTCCGCACAAGGGTTGTAGCCCTCAATGGAGTTGTCTGTGCGCTTCTCTCCGAGACGCCCGTACCTGCGGGCCAACTTGCGGTTAACGAGGCCGTAGGGCTCTCCAGAGCCGTCGTAGCCGCCCCAGACTTCGGGCATGATCTCGTCCCACGAGTCGGCATAAATCGAGTTGTTCGAGTTGGCGCGCCACGCTGGAATCTCACCGCTCGCCCAGTTCTTGGCTCGAAGGAACAACACGTCGTCAGGGTCACCAATTGCGATCTGCGCTGAACGGCGAGAAGAACCAGAGACAACGATACGACCGATGATGTTGCAAATATCGAGCACGTCGATTGAACGCAACTTTTTGCCAGCCCGATTTTCCAGCACTTTGCAGATGTCTTCGATACCGTCGATGAGGGCGCCCGGACCTGACGCTGTGCCGCCGAACTTCTTCAACGGAGCGCCGTACTCACGGATGAGCAAAGTGGAGTAAGAGAACGATTTGCCCGTGTAGAAGTACGACTTCAGCACGGAGTGAACGAGACGTGACCAGCCCTGACGAGAGTCGGGGACGATGATGTCAGCGTCGTTCGTTTTTTCATGAGTGATGCTGACCCCAGACTTCACCTTGGGCAGTTCGTGGATTTTGGATCGCTCCACAGAGAACCCGACGCCCCCACCGAGCATGAGATGGTCGAACAGGAATTCAAAGTCTTCGATGGTCTCAATGTTGATGAAGTAGCAGTTGTTCAGCGACGCAGCATTGAACTGCTGAACCAGAGGTGTTCCCAATTGCCAGAGGGCGCGACCAGAGAACGAGCAGCGCAGGTTGAACATGTGGTCGAAAAGTGTTTCGGCTTCCTTCTGGGTGTATGGAACGCCGATTTCGATGGCGCCGTTGATGACACGTTGGACTGTCTCGGGCCATGTCTCGATCTCGCCGTTTTCCTTAGGGCGAGAATAGGTACGCAGGTAAACGATTTCACCCATTCCATTGAAACCCCACGGGGGCGTCTTTAGGGCGTAAGAGGCTACAAATTCATCAGTAAGCAGGGTCATTGGGTGCTCCGTTTGTTTAAATTGGTTTGCCGGGTCCGTTTGCAGCACCCGTTAGAAGATTGTAGCGCGTCGCAAAATACTGAAAGCGTTAAGCCAATCCTAGATTTCGCGCTTCCTCCAGAGGAATGTGCTTTCCGGCAGGATATTTGAGGACTTTAGTTTTTGTGAATGGGGTTATTTGTTTTTCTTCCCAGATGTCCTCCTCCACCAGAAATGTTTGAGTCCCCACAAGTGACTCGATCTCGTTAAATCCGGCAATGTGATCTGGCGGTCCAAGTTCGCCAGCGCAGTTGCCGTTTGGTTCTCCGCAAACCGGGCACGGTTCGCCGGTGGCTCGTGACACACGGATTTCACGACCGCCGACCCAAACTGTGTCAGCGCGACGCCCGATGCCAAAACCCCCGTCAAAACCAATCATTCCCCCATCGTACACCATCGGTGTTACATGAAAATTTGCGTATTGAAGCCGTTTTCTCCGAGCGCTTCAAGAATTCTGAACCGCTCATCTTCGTCCGGATCTTCGTAATCCGCACGCAGCGACATGGCCATCATAGCGGGGAACGGCGAGTCGCGCAAAATTTTCCCAACTCCGCGTGTGTAGGCAAGGCTATCTGCCCACAAAATGAATTTATCGGCTAGATACTGATAAGGTGCACTTATTAATGTTGCTTCAGGATCATAACCATCGGGCAGTGTCACGTGCGTTACCGTGAGGCATTCAGCGATGTTCGGGTCACCGGCAGCAAACGACTCGGCCATCGTTTTCGTCCTTGGGATCTCCGGCGTTTTGTTATGATAACCCTCGGCCACCATCGTTAGTTCATCGCAACCAAAGTAAGCACCCATCACATGAAGCGCACCCGACGAGATAGAAAACCTCTCCTCAATCGAGTTTTTCATTCGATCCCGCTTCATCTGAACAATCATTGCCAGACGATCGTCAATCCATCCGATAAAATTAAAAGGAACGTCTTCACCGACGCCAAATTCAGCAACCAAAGACTCCTTGGCGACCTGCGCACTAGACAGCGCAAGCGCTAACTTGGAATATGTGTCGGGGTAGAAATCCACACAAAGGAACAATAGTCGAAAAATCAAACAGGAAGATGAACCTCAAATGAGCACCAATAAGAAAAAGACGCCGGCCAAGAAGACGCCAGCCAAGAAGACCCCGGCAAAGGCCACAGCCGCGAAAAAGGCGCCTGCTAAGAAGTCACCCGCGAAGAAGGCGCCCGCCAAAAAGAACCCGCCAAAGCAAAAGCCAACCGGGCCTTACGCCGAGGCACCCAAGCCCAAGACCGCCACAGAGCCAGCACCAGCACCAGCACCAGCACCAGCCGTCGAAATTACCGAAGAAATCATCTTGGAGAAGCCGTCATGGATCGCTCGCCTCGTGACGAAGTTCAAGAAGTGAACAACGAGGACGCAGAGGAAATCATCCGTCTGGCGTCAATATTTTCCGGAGTGCCAAAACGGCAAATGACCCTTCAACGGGCGAAACGAATTCTGAAACGCCAAAAAGGTAGGTAGCGATGTTTCTGCGGGTGCAGGACGACTTCATCCCAAGCGACCTGCTGGCAGCAGTAGACGCTGACCCCACGTTTTTCCCTGACGACATGTCCGGGCACGACAACATCGGCGAATACCTAAACGAGTTCCACGATACGGAATGCGACTGCTACGCGCCGTACATGTTTTGGGACGGATGGTGGCGCTCGCCCGCAGACACGAATCGCAAAAAAGTTATCGAAGCGATTTGGTCTACCCCCGGCATCCTGCCGTATCCGATCGAAGACATCGTCGGTTTCGAATACTGGACACGCACGTTCGGTGTCGGCCAGTTCCTCGCTCCCCACTGCGACGAGGACACGTTCCTGTATGCGAGCGACAAGATTTTCCATGGACCAAAAATTGGTTGCGTCTGGTACGGAACAAGCGAAGCGACCGGCGGTTTTTTGGAACTTCACAACAGCGTCGTCCCCGAAGGCTCAGAGCAGTTGGAACGCGACGTCATCGATCAACACCTGTCGACGATTGACGAACGGGAGCGAATCAAGTACCGTCCGAACCGCCTCGTCGTTTTTGACGCCGGTCACCGGCTTCACGAAACAACAAGAACTTTGAGCGGCAAAAGGCAGGTGATGGTCATCAACGTGTGGCACAAGGACTGCCCGCCTTCCGCTCTCCAAACCGGAGATTTCTTTACCGAATGATTGACCTAGAACGCGTTTCGCTGATCGACCTCGGGATCTGGACTGGGAAAATTGATGACGTTGACCCGCTCCAGATCGCATCCGATATAAAAAACTACGCACAGACAATTGAGCAGGCATGCCCGGAGTACGGGATTATTTCCCGTGGCTTCGTTCAGTTCGAAGATCTCGTCATGCCAATCACCCCAGAAGTGGTCAAACTGCAGGAGGCCGTTCATGACCGGCTCAAACATTTGACCGGACGCGACTACATGCTTCACGATACGTGGGCAGTTGACCTCGAATACAACCAGAGCGTCATCGCCCACTCCCACCACTCAAATCTTCACCTTCACCCACACGAATTCTTCAGTGTTACTTACTACCCGCAAGTACCAGAAGGGTCAGCGGAATTGGTGTTCAATGTTGATTACTGCGCGACAATGAGTAGCACTGTCAGCGTCAAACCAGAAGTTGGCACCGTAGTCATTTTCAACTCGTTCATCCAGCACATGACATCGCGACATAAAAGCCAAGATTCTCGGCTTGTAGTCAGTATGAACTGGGGTCCGGTAGAGCCAACACTCAGTCCGAATGCCGACTGGTCGGTATACTGGGAACGACCAATCGTTGATCAGCCAAAGAAACCTGATGAAAAGCAGTAAATCCATCCATGTAAACGAGAATTTTTTGTCGAAAGACGAACTTTCTTTTTGGATGCGTTATTTTACGAAACCGGGTTTTTACAAACTGGCTGGCGAACACCTAGTTTTTGACCAACAGGCATTCCCATTGATTTTCCAAGACGTCGACGACCACGACGCGTTTTATAAAGGCGAAAGGGAATTAGTCAACCGGATTAACGAGGAAGTCGAAAACACGTTCGGCGAAAAAGTTTTATCTGACCACTCAATTTCGTTCCGCAAATGGGAAAAAGGTTTCCGCCTTGTAGAGCACAGCGACGCGTTTTACCAGCGTTACGAACTCGACTTACAAAACAAGTACCCAAACCGCCTGCCAATGGCGTTCAACGATTTCGCGACCATCTTGTACTACAACGACGACTATGAAGGTGGGGAAATTCGATTCCCGGATTGCGATTTGAAAATCAAACCGACACCCGGGATGCTGATCATGTTCCCCTGCACACATGTGCATGAAGTCCTAGAAGTAACTGCGGGAGAGCGCTTCATGAGCGCCCACTTTTGGACACGATGCAAAACTGTCGCAATGGCAATCGCCCAACCCGACATGAGCAACTGGGAGTGGATTTACCGAAACCCACAAGATGCCTTAAAAATGCTGGAACACACTGAATCCCGACCGCCAGAGGACTGACATGGATCTACGCGAGGCTTACCCTCAACTTTACATTTTCCCCAACTTCATCAGTGGAGATGAACTGTCCTTCTGGCAAAAAAATGTTCGCAATGAGGGCTTCTGGAATGAGATCCCCCCAAATGATCACCACGAACAGTTAGATCAACCGAACCATTACTCCATCAACCCTGATGCCATGCACTGGCCTCACGTTGAGCGTAAAGAGTCTGAACTGGTTGGCAAGATCAACGCTGCCGTCGAACATAAATTCGGTGAAACGTTTTTGACCAACTCGACTTGGTATTTTCGCAAGTGGGTTGCCGGCATGGAGCAGGGGTTGCACCACGACTCCGCGCACGCTGATTGGACATTGGACTTCCGCCAAAAAGACGGAGACGGACAGACGCCAGCGGCGATCGCCTTTCACGACATAGCAACAATCTTGTATTACAACGACGATTTTGATGGCGGAGAACTTTATTTTTACCGACCCGAACTGCAGATCAAGCCATCCGCCGGAATGCTCGTGATGATGCCATGCACCGACCCGTATATCCACGGCGTCAGGAAAATCCTCGGTGGTGAACGATTCATTTCCGCCCATTTTTGGACTCGGGCCAAGACCGTCGCCATGGTCCAGCACGCAGAACTGGACGACACGTGGCGCATGAAATGGCGCGACTGCCATAAGGTAGACCGGCTGGTGACAAACCCGGGCAACGAGGCTCCGGATGGATCAGAACCTCTACCGGACGACGAGTGAAAATGGTATATTTGCCGTCATGAGCGAATCAGTCGAAGATCTCCCAGCAGTCGAATCAGATCAGGTCGAGGCCGTCATGGATCTCGGCAGCCACTACCAAGGTGTGATTTTGCACACTGACGAGTGGGGCTCCTACGACATCCGATACGACAACAAGACGCTTCACGTCCTTAAGCCCGTACAGATGTTCGACGATGACGGCAATGCGCTTTTCATGTACGAGATCATCGGGCACCACACAATCGAAGAGGACCTGCCGTTCCCGCTTGACCTTCCCACGATGGAGCGCTACGCCCGCATCCTGATCACGCTCGTCAACACCGAAAAGCCCGACGAGGCGACTGAGGCCGACGAGGCATCTGAGTAATATTCGGTAGGTGACTACCGAACATCGTAAGGCCCCACGCAAGACCGTCGAGTCGATCGACCGTGTCGGCGGCTGGGGAAACGTAAAATATTTACATCATCTTGAATGCGGCCACATCGAGAGTCGCCCGCGCGCTTCGACAGCCCCAAAACTCGGGTGCGTCACATGTCTGCGTGTCAAAAATCGCCAAGAACCAGAAGGTTTACAACAAGTAAACGTCGAGGTTGTTGACTTTGGCGCTCAGATCGCCCAAGATGAAATCACCACCAACCAACTCGCTTCCCGACTGGCCAAAACACTGGGGGTCCCAACGGAAGCGATAGGTCTGCATCAAGAAATACAAGAATCTGGTAGGAGTAGCGTCCAATACGCGGTGGTCTACCTTTCAAAAGACGACATCTACCGGATCATTGGGGGACCATGACAGCAATACCCGAAGCGCCACCAACAGGAGGTGCCTGCAAAGGCCACGACGTCGAAATGTGGTTTCCTCTTCGAGACATGAAGAGGACACGCGACGTCCACCGAAAAATAGAGGAAAACATCCGCAAAGCAAAAGAAATTTGCTCCGGATGCTCAGTAAAAGACCAGTGCCTCGAATACTCGCTGCACTGGGAACCATATGGAATATGGGGTGGGCTTGACGAGTCGCAACGGCACGAGGTCCGTATAAAAAGAAACATTTTCCCTCAACGGCAAGGCATGATCAACATGCCCGGACGTGGAACAAAACGAGTGCAAAATGTTTCAACATACAAGTGAGTTCCTATCGAGATTAGACGGAGTCGTATCGTCAGCCAACGGGTGGGAAGCGCGATGCCCATGCCGACAAGATGACCGAAACCCGTCGCTTTCCGTCCACGAAAACGAAGACGGCAAGATCGTTCTTTTCTGTCATCGCAACGGTGGTTGCAACACGCCAGAAATCTGCAAATCCGTAGGCTTAGACGTCAAAGACCTATGGCCCCAATCAGACCGAATCATCGACGACAACCCATACCCGAAACAAGACCGCCCCAAACTCAAATTCGTCGCCAAATACGAATATAAAGATTCCGACGGACATCTGCTATTTGAAAAAGTCCGCTACGTAGAACCTGACGGAAAGAAAACATTTCGCCAGCGTAAACCCGACGGACAAGGCGGGTGGACATACAAACTCGGCGATACACCGAAAGTCCTATACAACCTACCTGCAGTACTAAAAGCCAAAGAAGAGGGAGACACCATCTTCCTCGTAGAAGGAGAAAAAGATGCTGACGCCCTCATCGCGCTGGGTGCTTGTGCCACGACTATGCCCGGAGGGGCAGGTAAATGGCTCGACATACACACTGAGGCTCTGTCTGGAGCAGTCGTGGACATCATCGTCGACAACGACGAACCCGGACGACGACACGCTCTCCTCGTCGCTCGACTCCTCGCAGACGCTGGCAGCGATGTTGCGGTATGGAGGTGTCCTGACCATAAAGACATCTACGACCACCTACAAGCCGGACTCCCCACCACGGACGTCGTCCAAATCGAGGTTTCCGAACTCGCTGCAGAATTTGAAGGGCAAGATGTTGTCGCTGAGGAACAGCCCGAAGACGGTGAAGAACCAGAAATTGCAGAAGAAGAACTCACCCCGCAAGAACGCGCCTTACAGAAAATTGCAGAACTCCTAGAGACAGACCGCAAACCCCAATCACTCCTACTCAAAATCGCTGACATCGCCCTCGCGGGAGATGATCAGGTTGTCGAACGAGATGAAGGCAAATTAGTCAACTGGGTTGACTTCATTGAAGAAGAAGTCGACGACTCTTACGACTGGCTGTTGCCCGGCTTGCTTGAGCGACAAGAACGAGTGATGGTGGTTGCGGCAGAGGGCGTCGGCAAAACGATGCTTGCCC